GTGTGACATTAATTCCGGCATAGATAATCTGCTCACAGGCTGCGGATACTTCGGCCTTCTTACCGACGCGCACTTCTTCCAGCGTGGGGACGTAAGGTTCTGGTGGTTCCGCTGGCTCTGGAGAGGCCGGAGGTGTGTAAACACTGCCGTCATTGGACAGCTCCACCGTTTGTCCATCCTGCTTGTACACCGTCTCGTATCCAGTCAGGGTGGTTGCCTTCGTGCCATCCTCGGTGTAGATGGTGATATCTCCCCAGGCAATTGGGATGGAGCCAGCAAATACAACCTGCATGACATGGGACGACATGGGATGAATACTTTTAATCTCGTACAGCATGTCGGATTCTCCGATTTTAATTTTTTCCATGGTTTTTACCTCTCTTTTTTGTATTTTTATGTATTATAAAAGGCCCTCAAGGGGCCTGAATTTTCGTAGTTGCTGTGTGTTATACCAAGATTACTGATATATACCGGACGCAGGCCTCCAATGTAACGTTGACTAAGCGTGGTAATATAGTACATGCCAGCTTTTCAGGCCAGAATATCAGCAGTAATGGTGCTGCGGGGTTAATTCCGGAAGGCTATAGGCCAAACAGCCAGCATAGATTCCTTTCGATATCGTTTCATTCAGGTGGTATTAATAATGGGATCGCATGTGTTACTGTTGACACCAACGGAACAGTTTCGTGTAAAAATACCAGTAACGTCAGTGCAAACGCTTTACTTTGGAGCTCTACCATGTGGCTCATATAATTATTTTATTGTATAAGCGATTGTTGCCTCAATCCGAACGCGAGTAATTGCGGAATCCAGGTATATATGTCCGTCCGGTTTAACAATGCTGGTACCGAGTGCAATAGTGCTTGATGAATCCATATATACAGCGGTGCCAACTTTGTTAGCCTGCGGTCGGAAATCGTCTGGTAAGGCAACTGTATTAATAGCCTTCCCGGTCGGTACGGCAGCATTATGCCAAAAGGTTATTATAACCACATTGTTAATCCGTACAGCTTGGCCGCTGGTGATGCCATATGCGGACAGGTCAAGTTCCCCGCAAGCAATCTTGGTATTGAGCACAGTATAAAGGTCCATCAATACCTTGCCCTGGGCAGCAGACAGTGGCAATCTGGCATTATCTGTCACACAGTTGTTGACTATGCTGCCAATCAAGCAGACACCGGTCATCCAGTTCTTTGTGTCCACAAAGAATTTCTTAACTTTCCCTAAAAATTCCCTGGGTTTCTCCCCAGCCTCCGGAATCGGAAAATCTGTAGTAATGGAATCCAAGGTTTTTATCGTCATCTCGGATATATCTCCACCCGCTGAATCTGACTTCTTCTTCAGTGCCGCATCTATCAAATCTGCATTATCATTGAAATCCTGTATATCAACTTGGTCTGTCCCTTCCGGTTTCTTCAATTTATAATTCGGTGTTAACTGCATATTCTATGCCTCCTTTAATGTCCTTGCGTCGTCCCAGGTCATATTCCCAAGACGGTTCCATATGTATGGTTTTAGTTCGTTCCATATGGTATACCGGTACTCAAAACGATAAGCCAGATGCGCAGGCTTGATGTCCTCCAGCATGGAAACAAATGCCTGCATGTTCCTGGGGATTCCTTTGATTCCTATGAATTGGATAATAAATAGGTGGTTCGGATTATCCTCAATCACCTTTACCTCACCACCAGAAAAGGACACAGCTGTATCTTCTATCATCTTCCTGGTAGTGGTTCCTTGGCCCCGCAGCTTTGCCATGAGTATTTCCCTGCGCTGCTCATAGGTCAGGGACATGTTCGTGGCCACTCCAAGCATCTGCTCCCACCTGGACAACCCCCATGTGGCCGTCACGATATAGCACTGGTCAATCAGGTCCTCCAGGTCATGCTGCAGTTGCCCTACTTCATATCCCTGTGTCCGGTATATCTCTGCCATCTCCCGGAGCTTTGCCAGGAAGGGCGGGGCATATTTCGCCAGGTCCACAAAATATTTCTTTGGGACAATGGTGCTTGAACCTTCCTGGGCGTACTGGCCACGGCCATATAATGTCTTTCCATACATACCTTATACCCCCTTCAGGTCATTCCATGTGACGGCCCCCTTTTTCAGGTATGTGCCGTCATGGTTATGTGATTTAGCCGCCGCATCCGTGATACCGTATTCGGATAAGGTGGTCGGATTTGAACCTTTTGTCACATGACCTTGTGCATTGACCGTGACACTCTGGTATGTTCCGGCTGCCACCCCGCTATTCGGATGAGTATAAGCACTTGGCGGAGCTGCCCATGTTCCATCCCCTCGCAGAAATTGGCCCTGTTTTCCTGCTGCCGGCGCCGGTACAAGTCCTCGCGTACCAGCTGTGGAGGCCGTTGCCCCCTTCACATCACTGTAGGTTGTGTTATTGTCCACTCCCCAGGTCGCAGTTCCATCGGCGCTCCATCTCAGTATCTGCCCACTGGTCCCGCCAGAAGGGATATGCTTATTCCCTGCCGTAGTGGGATGCACATATTTGTTTGCGCCCTCTGCAATCCCTGCAATTTTATCAAGCATAGTTTGAGTAATCTTATCCAGCACTGTTTTATTTGCATGCGTGTGGTTCTGGCTGGTATCCACATCCGTAGCTGTAAGATAGCCTGAGTCGTTAGTAAACTGGGACAGCTTTGTGGGCATATCCGTAATTTGGCTTTTGGTATGAGTATGCGCTGCTGGAGGAAAGGTGGTTGGCTTGCTCCCTATCTCCGTCCAGTTATATGCAGGCTTCGCAGATGCCTTTGCCCAGGCTGGCACATCCGATGCAGGCATGGACGTCGGCTTGTTTTTGATATAGGCATCGGAGCCGGTATCCGTCACATTCCAGTCTGACTGTACGTTGACTTCAGCCCCTAATGCAATCCCTGCAAGTTTATCCAGCATGGCCTGGGTCAGCTTGTCAATCACGCCCTTATTGCTGTGGGTATGTTTTTTGGTATCGGCATCGTTCCAGTTCGCCCGTTCCGTTGCCGTGATATGCTGGACCGTATCAGCTTTATGGGTGATGAAATCGGCTATGGCCTTTGCAATCTTCCCCATGGCTACGCCCAGTTTCTCTCCGCTGGTAAGATTGGTCATTGTGGTCGCCTGCGTAAAGGTCGGCACCTGGTCATTGGTCGCCACATTGGGCACGCTCCCCAGTCCTACCTGGGCTTTCGTCACCCCATGGGGATTGCTTTTATTACTAATGTGTGTATAAGCCGCGGTCCAATTGCCCAGCAGGGTTTCTGTAAGTTTGTCCAGGGTGGATTTGTTGCTATGGGTATGGCGCTTACTGTACGCATCATCATATCTGGCCTTATCCTCCTTACTGAGCAGCCCATCCACGCTCTGGGTTGCCTTAGGGATTGCGTTGGCAGATATAGCAATCCAGGCCGTGCCGCTCCACCGGTATGTATAGTCCGTATCCTTGACATTTACGGTCCACCCGTCATCCGGATGGGGATAGGCGGTAAACAGGTCCGCATAGGCATCAACCGCCTCTTTCCAGTCAATGGCAGTCTCCAACGCGGAAAACTTATTGTCCACCTCATTGCGTGTGTACTTGTCATCCCAATTGGGCTTATTGGCATTGATGGTGGCGCAGATGCCGTCCTCCGCGGCCGTGGCCCTGTCCACCTCATCGGCCAGATTATCCGTAAGGGTTGTCTCCGCACCTTTGGCTCGCTGCGTTTCCGTGGCAAGGTCATCTCTTAAGACCTGCTCTACCCCTTGTGCCCGCCCGGACTCGGCATTGATTCTGCCATTCAGGCGAGATTCTTCCTGTATGGCACGGTTGGTTTCCGCCTGCAGACCATCCTTCAATACGCCCTCGGCGGCCTGTGCACGCTCTTCTTCCGCGTTCAACGCTTCCTGCGTGGCCACAATGGCTTCCTGTACCCGGTTGATGTCGCCCCCTTCAACGGTATCTCCATCAGTCTCATAGCTGATGTAGACCACCGGCACATCCGCATACACCCGGACAATCCGTTTCCACGGCGCCAAGCTGGGGGTGGAAAGGGTATAGGACTCCAGACGGTTCCCGGTAAGCTTTGGACCGGTAAAAACAGCGAATGTGGCCTCATTGATGTTGTCGTGCTGCAATTCCGCCTCATAGACGCCATTGATAAGATGGATTTCCTCCTCCACGACATAGATATTCCCATCAACCTTGTTCAGTTTCTCGCAGAACGTACTCACCTGCATCAGCCCACCTCCAATGTGACCGTGCCGGTCACCGCAATCTCTTCCTCCGACAGGGAAACGTTGTCAGATAAACCGTTAAGCAACAGGTTGGAATAATCCTCAATGCCATCCGTCCCCAGCAGCAGGTTGCCGACTCTGGCCATGCTTACATAGGACATATCCAGGGCCTCCTTACGCAGGTATGCGGCCAGGGATATCCTGAATGCCTCCTGTACAGTTCCCAGGTTCCGTCCTGCCTGCAGCCGGATGTCTGCTGACACATTGACAGCCTTTTCCACAACAGATGCCACGGTCACATCTGCGCCGATAGGGCGCAGCTCCTCAATATGGTTTTTGACCGTCTGCAGCAGGCCAGCACCCGCGGCGGACATATTGGCATCCGCTACGATGACCTTGACTGTCCCCGGTCCATTGGCCAGCGGGAATACTTTTGCCGCCCCGACGCCTTCACACTCCATGGCCCAGTTGTAATAATCATACCGGTTGCCGCTGGTGGAAGGTTTCTGAACCTTAGTCAGATATCGCTCCAGCAGGGCTTGCGTGGACTCCTCGTCACTCCCATCCTCAATAAGCTCCGTTAGCTCTGCCTTTGTGAGCCCCTCGATGTAATCAATGGGTACTAACGTTCCCAGTTCCCTGTTCCCAACAGCGCCCGCTGTCTCGCATTCCATTCGGTAAGCTCCTTCTTCTATACGGTCCATTGCGACATAATTTAAGGTCCCCAGTGAGAACCGGGAACCTATTTCTATATCCTTGTTAAATTCACCTTTCAAAACGGCCTTGGTTGCCGGATGAGGGGTTATGTTCCATTCCGCACAGCGCTTAATCAAATACTCCCGGGTTGCCGTACCAGCAAACATCTGGTCCAGAGTCCAATCAAGTCCTATATATGCATTTTGCAGTTCCACCGCAGTAGGTGCCATGGCTGTATATATGGGGGAGCTCTGCCTTGTGTCTATTCCCGGACTGTCATCCTTTGCCCTCTGAAGCATCCTGTCAAGGATGACCTCATATGTGGAATCTTCATACATTACACTTTCACCTCCCTGGATGCGTCAATCTCGCCATACTGTGTATGAACAACGAATGTCACTGATAATTTCCGGCCGGACTCCTTAAAAGAAAAAGCATCGACACCCTGTATCCTGTCATCCTGCATCAGCGCCTCCTTGATACGTTTCTTTATTTTTGATTTGACAAGTCCCATGGATTTGCCAAATAAGTCTTTGAATTCCACACCATAATTCCAGTTATATATCAGCCAGTCATACCGTTCCGTATTCAGGATACAGTATATGGCCTGGCGCATGGCTTCCTTTCCGTCCACGTAGTCAGACAGAGATTTTTCATGCATCTGGAATGTTTTTGATGGAATCTGGCATATCTCAAAATCATTCGCCAGGATATCTCCTGTCTTTGGCAGCATCACGCACCTCCTTCCTAATACCGGTCTATCACAAGGTACTGCTGCGCCCCTCGTTTCTGCACCAATATAACCGCATCTCCGGCTTTCAGGGCATTCTTCACCGCAACCGCAACATCACCCACTCCCGGTATTGACATCTGTTCCACATGGTCCGTCAGGTACCGCGGTATGAGCAGCTGGCTGGCTGTGGCAGTTATCTTCTGGTCTATCTGCACTGCCACCGGAGACGTCCCCGTCACAGTTCCCAAGAGTACGCTGCACGGTTTTGCCGCCTCCTCTGCCTGCCGTGAAATGTTCCTCAAGTTCTCAATCCAATCATTATCCACTTATTCCAGCTCCTTTCAATGTTAGGTCCATGGTATGAACACCCTTATCAATTGAATGCGTGACGGCTTCCACCAGCAGATAGTTCCTGAGCTGCATGTCCTTCACATCCAGGAACACGGGTATAAGACATCCGGCCCGTACCTTGATATCCCCAAATGCTTTTTTGATGGATAGGCTTTTAGAGGGACGGTTGTACAGGCCCAAATACGTCTCCGCTATCTTCTGACCGTCCACACCCTTGTCCAGGGATTCGCTCATCTGCAGGACCCCCCACTTGTTGATATTCTCCGTGTGTTTGGTCATAAATACATCACGTTTCTTTGAATCATCATTTTCACAGAACAGCTTAATCTGATTATAGGTATTCTTATCAATACTGACTGTAAAGTCATAGTCTTGGGCCGTCTCGTCATCAATCATCACATTGAGCTTCATGTCCTCTACATTCCTGAGAGTAAGTTTCCCGACATCGTCATACAGCACGAACATCTTCCCTGTGGCCATCATGGTCAGGTCCAGGGCATTCAGGATAATATCAAACAGTGCCGTATCCGGCTCATTCCGGAAAGGTATCGGGTACCCAGTGTCCTCCAGGGTACCTGTCCGTAGATTGAAGTCACCAGCAATCATCTGGATAACCTCACCCGCTGTCTTATTCTCATAATTGTAGCTGTCCTTATTCTTAAGGTACCGGAGCTGGTCATAGGCCGTGACCTTGACCTCTCC